ATCAAACCATCAATCCGGAAAATTCGGAAGTAAGGATTTGAACGATCAGCACCAGTACCATCAGCAGCTACGAATGGGTTAGCAACCATACCATATCGAGTCTTAAAGCCGATACGTGGCTGGAAGTCAACTTCACCAACAGCTTTAACCATAGTTAATGGTACGTATGGGCAGTAGAACAAACCAGCATCATACGGGTTAGAACCACGATAGCCAACACAAGCGAAGTCTACAGTAGCATATGGATCGATATAAACTTTCATACGACCATTAAGAACACCTGCGAAAGTGTTGCCAGTGTCATCAACGTTCAGGTTAGTAGAAAGAGCAGGTGAGTAGTCCAACATGCCAGAAGCAGCAAGTGCAGAAGCAACGTCTGAAGAAACGATAACATAGTTACCCTTACCGCGACGAGTTTCTTTAGCAATCACGTTAGCTTCTCTTTCAAGCTGCATAACAAGACCCTTGAACTTCTCTGCCATCCAACGACCGTCAGAATCAGTTTCAACGTTAAATACACCGTTAACGGCGGTATTTGATTGAAGAGCACCGATCTTAGCCTTAGACATAACCGTACGTACCATCTCACGGTTGATTTCAGCCAGAATTTCAGAAGAAAGGATGTTAGCAAGTTCTGATTCAGCGTCCAGACCATGTACAGCCTTAAGGTCTTGAGCCAATTCCATAGTGTACTCAGCTTTCAGTGCACGTGACTTAGCAGTAACAGTTGATTTCTCGATTGAGAAAGCCATTTCGCCAAAAGCACCACCAGTGTTACCCAGGGCTTCAGCAGCAGCAGTAGTAAGACCTAAACCGAGGGCAGACAATACGTCTGCTTCGTCTGCGATACTACCATCAGTATCGGCGTCAGTAACACCAGCCAAACCAGTAGGATCAGCGGCTTGACTACCAGTACCAGAAAAAGCGGTATTAGCTTCATCAAAGAATGCCTCTGTTCCGCCTTGAGTTGCATACTTGCTCTTCATAGCGAAGATCAGACCAGTAGGACCGGTCATTGGCTGAACGCCAGCAATATCATAAGCAATCAGGTTAGGCATTGCACGACGTACCAAAGAAATCAGTACGGGGTCAAAGCCAGCCATGTTAGCAGAACCCCCGAAACCAGCATTAGCAGCAGTTTCAGAAATGTAGTTACCCTGAGATTGTGAACGCTCTTCGCGCATAGCAACTTCTTGGTTTTCCAAAAGACGAGCTGTAACAGCGCGCTTGTGGCTATCTGCAATAGTAGGAGCAGCAGAATGCTCTAGGACAGGTGCCCATTTTTCCATCAAATTTTGATCAGCAGTAAACATTTTTATTTTCTCCAATTAAGATGTTTATTTTTTAAGGTTGTTTGTAATTGCTTGAGTGTATCTAGCCATTACCTCGGAGAGTGCTACAGCAGGGGCTGTATCTTCGCCGATTAGACTGTTAGCTTCATCTACTGGCTCATTCTTCTGTGAAAAGTATGATTCTTTAATAACTTTAACCTTCATCTCAAAGGTTTCAGCATTATCAAAATCAATATCTTCTAAAAAAGATTGAAGTTTTTCAGCTTCTGATTCGGACAGTCCTGAAGATGCATTTCGAATAATTTCTTTCTTAGCATGAGCCTGATTAGCCTCGTGTAAACGAATGTTATCTTCTGTGGATTTATTGAGAGACTCTTCCAGCTCAGCAACTTGATCGGCCAATTCCTCAATCAAATCAGTCTTGCCTTCTGGTACTTCAATATAGTGCTCTTTAAATACCGCTTGTAGAGAAGTGATAAAGCTTTCAGCAATTTCAGTCTTAAGACCAGAAACTACTGCTACTTCGTTATCCTTCATCCAATTTTCAACAACATAGTTCAAGTAAGAATCTACTTTCTCTACTAGTGAGCTTTGGAATTCAGTAACTTCTTCTTCTAGGTTTTGTGAGTATTCAGCTTCAAGTCTATCAATTTCAGCAGAAACTTTGCTTTTCAAAGCTGCTTCAAAAATAGTTGATGCTTTTAATCGGAAACCTTCAGAAAGAGTAGCTTCTTCATTTACTAAAATATCAAGATCTTCAGAGTAATCAATGTGAGAGATTTGAACATCACCCTCTTCTACAGTGCTTTCTTCTACCTTGGTCATTTTGGCAAACATGCTTTGTGCATCTTCTTTCTTTGCCTTTTTCAACATTTCAACTGCAGCTTGAATAACGCCAGCTTTAGTTTTGGGCATTTCCATCTTAGGAGCAGGAGTTTCTTCCTCTTCCTCATCTTCATCTTCGTCACCGTCGATTTCGATTTCAACACCTTCTTCTTCTGCTTTAGCCTTACCTTCTTCGAGAACATCCTCGTCGATTACTTGTGCGTCATCAACGAGCTCTTCCTGAACAAGCTCTTCATTTGAAATGTCTTCTAAGACTTCTACGTTTGTGTCTTTAGACATATCTTTTCTCTCCTATAAGAGTTATACAAGTTTCGAGAGGAAATTCTTAAACGCTTTAATCTCAATATCGGAAGAACCTATATTTCGAGCGGTTTTTATTTCAGTCTCAATTAATTCAATCTCTTGTTGTTTAAGAACACCATTATCCCATATCCAATCTACTCCTTCCATAATTCCATTGACAAATGCCTCTGGAGCGGAAGGGTCTTGGACTATATCTACGGTGGATAACATAAAGTCATCAGTCACGTAATTAATGCCATTCTTTTGAACAAGACTACCCATACCACGACTTGATACACCAAGCTTAACCCCACCTTCAAGCAAACCGCTAACGATATTGCCCATTGGAGTGTTAAGTATCGATGCCTTTCCTATCACATCACTGCCATCCCAACGGAGTTCAG